AGTAATATTCAGATAATGAACAACATTAATACAACCTTTGGTGTAGGAACTTATATTAGTTCAAGTGAAACTTCTTTCTTGATTAATGATGCTTTTTCAAGATTTAGTAATACATCAAGAGCAAAAGCATTTGAGGAGTTTCCTGAAATAAAGTTTCAATATATCGGACCAAGTGATGATAAAACAAGAGATGTATGTAAAAGAGCATTACAAGAAGAACCTCTTACAAGAGAAGAAATAAATGCTTTAGGATATATTGACTTTAGCAATAGAGGTGGATATAACTGCAGACATGATTGGGTAAGAGTATGAGAATAGATCAAGTAGTCAAACCTAATTCCAAAGTGATGACAAAATTAGCACAAGATGCTATTGATAAAATTACTTTAGATGCAAGTAAGGGTAAGTTTCAAAACGATAGAAGTGGATTCTCATACAAGAGTGATACCTACAAAAAATACAAAGCAAATAGTATGAGAGGTAGAACTGGAGATAAGTTAAAAGCATTTAGAAATCAAGCAACTGACACCCAAACTTCTTTTGTCAATATGAGATTAACTGGTAGAACCCTAAGAAGCATGAGAGCATCATCAAAACCTGATACTGCAATCATTACTTATGATAGAGGGGAAATAGTATTAGGCAATCAGAAAAGAGGATATGACATCTATGACTTGTCTAATAAGAATCAAGAATTTATAGCCGATAGATTCGGCAAAGAACTTTTGGATAGAAACATTAAAAAGTATGTATCCAAAACTACGATAATAAAATAGGAGGGCAGTATGTCCGAAGAAACTAAAATAGTAGAAGAACAAGCAGTAGCAGAAACTCCTACACAGGAAAATACTGATAATCAATCAGAAGTCGGTAGTTTAATTGCAGAAAGCAAGAAATACAGACAAAGAAGCCAAGCAGCAGAAGCGGAGTTGAAAGAACTCAAAGACAACCTCAAACTTCAAGAACAAAAACAGCTTGAAGAAAAAGAGGAGTTTAAATCTTTGTATGAAAAGATGAAGGAAGAAAACTCACAGTTAAAACCTGTAGTGGAACAATTTCAGATTCAAGAAAAACAAAGACGAGAACATCTGCTGTCCCAACTTTCAGATGACGATCAAGAAATCTATGTAGACCTGCCAACAATTAAGTTGGAAAAGCACATTGAAAGATTGGGAAGTAAAAAAGTGCAAATATCTGATGCCAAAGAGGTTACTTCAAGTGGAAAGTTTGCTTCTAATAGCAAATGGTCTGATTTGTCCGATAAAGACAAACAGGAAGCAAGGAAGAATCCTAAACTTTGGAAACAGATAGTAGATGGCTATAGAAATTAAAACCTTAAAAGGAGAGTAATAAAATGGCTGATGGAAATGTAACAACAACTACAGCTGCTAATTTTATACCTGAGATGTGGAGAGATGCTATCCTTGACTATGCAGAAAGAAAATTCGTTCTTCGTAATCAAGTATCTGACTTCTCAAGTATGTTAGCTGAGGGTGGAGACATTCTAAATATCCCTAAAGTAGCAGAAGATACTGCTGCTGCTAAGTCTGCAGGAACTGCAGTAACTTATCAAAATAACACAGATGGTGTGATTCAACTTTCAGTTGACCAACATCACTACGAAGCTAAAAGAATCGAGGACATCGTAAGAGTTCAAGAATCTGCTGACCTATTTGGTGCTTATGCCAAATCAATGGGTTATGCTTTAGCTAAAAAAGTAGAGAATTACTTAGCTGTAGATATTCTACAAGCTGCTACTGGTAATGATACTGCTTTAAGTTCTGACAATGTATTTACAACTGCATTAATTAGAACTGGTTTGCAAAAACTGCTTGATGCAGGATTTGACTACACAGATGGCGAACACTACTTATATTGTTCACCTGCTTCTTATATGTCTTTACTATCATTAGGTGACTTCACAGATGCTAATGTTAGAGGAGATGGAGCAGCCCCAAATGCACAAGGTAAAATTATGTCAGCTTATGGCTTAAATGTTTTCCCTTCTACTGACTGGGACGATGATGGTGGATCAGGCGATGAAACTGCAACGATCTTTAACAGACAATCTGTTTACTTTGCACAACAAGTAGCACCAAGAGTTCAATCATCATACGATATTGATCACTTAGCAACTTCTGTTGTAGCAGATGTACTATTCGGTGCAGCATTATCACATGCTGCTAATTCAACATCATTAGGTGTTGTGAATTTCACAAATCCATAATTTAGGATAAGTGAAAATCGGTTAAATATGGGGCTAATTTCGGTTAGCCCTATATTACCATTAAATAAGAATTTGAAGGAGATTTAAATGCCATTATACGATTATAAATGCGATTGTGGAAAAGAATTTGAGGTACAACAATCCATAACTGCTGAAAAATACAAAGATTGTTCAGAAGTTGGTTATTTCGATTGTGATAAACCCAACAAACTAAAAAGACTTATTGGCAAACCTGCCATATTTTCAGATGACATCGGTAGAGGTCATAAACGAATGAAAGATAAAGATTTATATAAGGAATTAGACATTGAGTAGTAATACAAATATAGGAAATACACCTGTAAATCAGGGTTATGTTCAGCTAATTCATACAGGAGAAACTGGGGGAATAGATGGTACACTTCGTACTTTGTATGATGGAGATGGGACTGCATCAGATTTACAGATTGCTTCTAACAAAGTTAAAGTATCTACTGAATTATTTATTGGTTCAGATACTTTGCAAGAATATATACAAGATACAGTTGGTGCTATGTTGGTTACCAATGCAAGTCATACTAATCTATCTGCTGCCTATGATGATGCAGGTGATGGTGCTATTGATCTAACAGCATCAGGAGAAGTAACTCTTACAGGCACACAAACCTTATCAAACAAAACTTTAACTGCTCCAACCTTAACTGGTACAACACAAGGGGCAAGTATTACTTTATCAGGGGATCTTACAGTAAATGGAACAACCACTACTGTAAACCAAACCAATTTAGATGTATCAGATAATATTATTGGATTAAATCGTGGAGCAGGTTCTAATGCTAACGATTCAGGATTGATCATAGAACGAGGTAGCACAGGAGATAATGCTGCGATTATATGGGACGAATCTGCTGATAAATTTACTTTAGGTACAACAACTTCAACACCAAGTGCTACTGGGAACTTAACTATATCTACTGGAACATTGGTAGCAAATGTAGAAGGTAATGTAAGTGGTAATCTAACTACAGATTCAGTAACAATTTCAACAATTCAAACAGGAAGTGAATCCTTTGCAGACAATGATACTTCGTTAATGACTTCTGCAGCAATACAAGATAAAATCACTTCTTATGGCTATGTAACAAGTAGTGGTATATCTTTTGATGGTTCAACTGCTAATGGTGTTCTTACTTTCAAAGATTCAGATGAAGCAACAGTAGAATCAACTCTTACTTTTGATGGAACAGATTTAGCAATAGCAGCAACTGGTAAGATTTACTTAGATGGTGGTGGAGATAGTTTTATTTTTGAAGAAAGTGCTAACAATGTAATGTTTAAAGTTGGCAACAATAATAATTTAAGATTTAATAGCACAGGTGCAATCTTTAATGATGCAGGTGCAAGTTTAGACTTTAGAGTAGAAGGAGATACTGATGACCACTTATTCTTTGTAGATGGTAGTGCAGACAAAGTTGGTATTTCAACCAATTCTCCTGGAGAAAAATTAGATTTAAGAGATGGTAATTTTAGATTAGGTGGATTTAATACTGGAAGTGATTATGGAGTAATATTTACACCTGCTGATGCAGAATCTTATTGGCATATATACAATGATGCAGGTGGACACTTAGCATTTGGTAGAAGTGCAACAATAGGTAGTTTAGAAAAGATGAGAATAGATTCATCAGGTAATGTAGGTATAGGAGTTACAAACCCCTCAAACAAGCTACAAGTAGATGGCAATATATCTACTGATACATTCTTTCAAGTTGATGGAGAATCGTGCTTATTAAGACAATATGTTTCAAGTTGGACTAATGCTACCACTCACGATGTTTTGTATAATGCTTATCAAAGTAATTTAGGTGATTATATATATTTGAAAGCATCAGGTAATGGTACTAATGACCATGGTATGATAGTTGTGGCAGATAGTTATATTTTTATGGGTAGAGATAATCATACTACTGGTGCTTTAGACAATTCAGCAACAGCACCAATAAGTGATGTATATTGTAGAATAGATACAAGTGGTAATGCACTATTTGATGGAGATGTAGTAGCATATTCAACCACTATTGCATCAGACGAAAGATTAAAAGAGAATGTAAAAGATTTACATTATGGATTAAAAGATGTGCTTGACATTAGACCAGTATCATTTGATTGGAAAAAAGATAAAAAAGAAGATATTGGTGTGATAGCACAAGAGATAGAAAAGATTATACCTGAAATAGTAGTAGAGGTAGATACATTAAATAGTGAAGATACTCATAAGACAGTAGACTATGCTAAGCTAACTTCAGTATTAATTAAAGCAATACAAGAACAACAACAACAAATAAACAAATTAGAGGACAAATTAAATGGCTAAAGTAATTGCAGAAAAAGTACAAGAACAAGCACAAGTTGATTCACCTAAAATGGTAGAAATTAAGCATACAAGAACAATGCAAGATGCTTCAGGTAATGATGTAGAAGTAGTTGATTATACTGAAACTATATCAGTAGATGAAGCTATATCACGAACAGAATCAAGAAAATCTGAATTAGAAACACAACTTACTGAATGTGAAGCAGAATTAGCAGACTATATAGCAATAAGAGATGCTGAATAATGATTGGTTATCTTATTAGATTAATTAATCGCATAAAGGGTAAATAATGGCAAGACCAGCAGTAGGAAATACTAATTTCGGAATGTTTGCAATAGGTAGTGCTATTGGTGAAGCAACTGGTGTACAAGAAACATCTAACATATCTTTAAAAGGATTATGTGATGGCACAGGACATACTTTCGCAGCAGATGGTGGTAAAGCATCAACTTTTGACTTGCTTGGTGGAAGTAATAATCCCATAGTATCAACAGCAGGTTCAGTAAACTTGTATGATGATCAATTAGAAGCAGCACCATTTAAAATGAGTGAATGTATAGGTGGGCAACACACATAAAATTTTATTAATAATAACATGAGGGTTATGAAAATGAGTGAAACACAAGAAAGAAAAGTAAATATAAACGATCAAGACTACAATTATGATGAACTATCACAAGAACAGAAAATCTTGGTAGAACACATAGAAAATTGTAGAAAGAGAAAATCATCTTTGGCTTTTGAAATGGATCGTGAGAATGTAGCCGAAGGTGCTTTTGCTAAAATGCTAACAGAATCTTTTGATAAAAAAGAGGAAAAGAAAGTAGAAAAAGATGCCTAAATTAAATGTAGTAGCAGGAATCATTGATAAAGTAGCTGGTCATGTAGACAAGTTTACTTTAGATAAAGAGGAAAAAGCACAATTAATACAAGAAATCAACAAAGCACAAATAGAAGTAAACAAAGTTGAAGCAAACAGCAACAGCTTATTTGTTTCAGGGTGGCGACCTTTTGTGGGTTGGACTTGTGGGGTAGCTTTATGTTATCATTTCGTACTGCAACCATTCTTAACATTTGTATTGTATTCCTTTGGACATCAAATAACCTTACCTACCTTCGATATGGGTACACTTACCACTATATTGATGGGAATGTTGGGTCTTGGGGGGCTAAGGAGTTACGAAAAGGTGAAGAAGTCAGCATGATTACCTTTGAACAAATCATTGACAAGGTGTTAGAGCATGAAGGGGGCTATGTCAATGATCCCTACGATAAAGGTGGTGAAACCAAGTTTGGTATTGCTAAACGATGGTATCCTGATGTAGATATTAAGAACCTTACAAAAAGTGATGCAATTAATATCTATTACAATGAGTATTGGAAACCAAGTAAAGCAGATTTTTTACCAAATGACTTGAAAGCCACCTATTTCGATATGTGTGTGAACATGGGACAAAGACAAGCTGTAAAAATACTACAACAAGCTATCAATAGTAGAAAAATGAACAAGATTGAGGAAGATGGAGTTATCGGAGAGATAACCATAGGTAGTGCAGGGAGAATCTCAAAAAGACGATTACAAGCTTATCGCTGCTTATTCTATGGTAGATTAGTATCCGAAGAACCTGATCAACAACGATTCTATTATGGGTGGTTTAAAAGGGCGACTACTATATGAAAAAAATTAAAAGCACAGGAATCATATTTGGCGATATGCACTTTCCATTACATGATGAGAAGGCATTTAGTTGTGCATTAAAGGTAATTGAAAAAGTAAAACCTGATGTATTTATCAACTTAGGTGATTTTGCAGAAGGGGAGTATGTATCTCATTGGAGATGGTCAAGAAGAAAAAGACCACCATTAGAATATCAACTCCCCTTGATTGATAAAGAAGCAGATGAAGTCAATTATCATTTAGATAGAATTGATAAAGCACTAAAGAAAGTAGGGTGTAAAAAGAAATACTTAGCTATGGGTAACCACGATGCTTGGTATAATGCTTTTGTTGATGAGAACCCTTATTTAGAGCAATACAAACCTGAAAACCTATTTAAGATAGAAGAACGAGGATATGATTGGTATCCCTATGGTGAGTTATTCAAAGTAGAAGGTTCTAAACTCTATGCTTATCATGGTGGGCATTATAGTTCAATTAACCATAGTCGCACTACTGTACAAAATTTAGGGTGTAATGTGATCTATGGGCATACTCACGATTGCCAACGAAGTGTAATGCAACACATTTCAGGCATACATATAGCACAAAGTATGGGGTGCTTGTGTAAGATGAAAAAAGATTTTTTAAAAGGTAGAAAGGTAAACTGGACTCACAATGTAGGGATTGTAGACTTCTTTACAGATGGGTGGTTTAACTTGATTACCTTAGACATACATAATGGAATGACAACTTGGAACAATAAAATAATTAAGGGGGATTAATGGACTTGGCTGAAACGATTAAACGAATGAAAGAACTATCTGCTATGCTACAAGCAAAGACAATATCAGATAGAGAAAAAGAGTTTTACCTACCTGAATTACATCGTTTAATTGAAAGTTTAGAAGTTCCTCAACTAATAGGAGAATTAAGCAATGAGTACATATCTTGAAAAATATTGCACAATAGAAGATATACAACTGGTAGCACCTTTTGTATTTGATTATGACAGGAAACGAACTATCTCTAACTGGGTAAGTCATAGTGGTAGTGGGAATGCAACTATCTACAAAGCAGGTAGTGTTGGGAAATTCACTCAATTATATGCAAACGACATTGAACTAACATCAGTAAGTGATGTAGCAAGTATCGATGCAGATGGCAAATATTACTTTGATGAAGATGCCGATGTAGTGTTTTACAGACCAACAAGCACAAATAATCCCAACTTTGATGAAGCAGTTACTGCTGGTAGGGACAATAAAACACTCTTTGATGAGTTTATTGCAAGAAGTTCCGACTTTGTGAGGTCGTATATTAATAAACCAATATACAAGAACAAAGGTGTAGGAACTGGGGATAGTTTAGGTAGGGACTTTCCTGAAGTCATAGTTAGATCAACTGCTTTGCTATCAGCAAGTTTAGCAATTATGCCTTATGATAGAGAACGAGGTGAGGAGTTGCAAGATATCGCTTACAATCCTATTGAATCAAATGGACTATTAGATTTGATTAGAAAAGGTGTTATTTCATTAGACCAAGACGAAGATGGTAGAGATAAAATCATAAAAGAAGTTTCTATCAATGGAAGTACAACTGGTGCAATAGTAGATACTTTCGGACACCCACAAGTGTCGTTTGATAGAATCAAAGTAATCATCAGTACAGCAGGAACTTTTGCAGCAGGGAGTGCATCAACAGTAAAGTTTAAATCTTTTGTTGGAGATGATACTGGATTAAAAGTTAATCTTGTAGAAGAAGCAAGAGTAATTGATGGTGGATTACAACACATAGGACATGGAGTATATGTACGATTCTCAACTGGTGTATATACACTTGATGATGAATGGGAAGTAGAAGTATCAGGATTAAACCACACTTCAGGTGGTGGATTAGAAACAATACAAATGAAAAGGAGATAAAGATGCCATATCATAAAGGGAAAAAGAAAAAGAAAAAGAAGATGAAAAAAGGCAAGAAGAAATAATGGCTAAAAACTTAAAAGGTATAAGTCTTAAAGGATTAACAGCTACACAAAAAAGGCAAATGAGCAGACATAAGGTTCATCATACCAAAGCACATTTACGAAGTATGGCAGTTGCAATGAGAGCAGGTAAAACATTTAGTCAATCTCATAGTATTGCAATGAGAAAGGTCGGAAAATAGTGGCACACTTAGAACGAAAGAAAAGACTATTAAAGAAGTATGGTTTAAAGGGAGTCAATAAACCTAAGATGACACCAAAACATAAGACTAAAAAAGCGATTGTATTATCACAATCAGGACATAAGCTAAAATTAATTCGCTTTGGATCGCAAGGTATGGGACATAATTATAGTGCTGCAGCAAGAAAATCTTTTAAAGCAAGACATAGAAAGAATATAGCAAAAGGTAAAATGTCTGCAGCATTTTGGGCAGATAAATTTTTATGGAGTAAGGGTGGAAGAAAAAAGAATCCACCTAAATCACAGAAACAGGTATTTGGGAGAAAAAAATAATGTGGGCAATATTTAAAGATGAAAATGAGTACAACGAAAAAGCAATCATTGGATTTATTTCTTTTGCTTTGATGTGTGTATTTGGAATAGTTGATCTAATAATGGGAATCATTGGAATTGAATTGTTGGTAAATGATTACATATACAATTCATTTGTTTGGGTAACCTTAGGATCGTTTGGTATTGCAGGAGCAGAAAAGGTATATAAGAAATAATGCCAAAAAAGAACACAGTTACTTTTGTAAGAAGAAATGGTAAAAAGAAAACAAGGCAAGGCAAAAGTAAACGAACAAAGTATGGTACAAAGATTAGCAAAAAACATTATAAGAAAAGATATAGAGGACAAGGATAATGGGCATAGAGTTTGAAAATATTTATAAAGATAGAATAATTGATACAATCCAAAAGTTGTTAAAACAAAACCTTTCTTCTATTCCTATCATGTTTGATGAACATAGAGGACAAGAAAGTTTTTTAATTGTACCTGAAGCAGATGCTTTTGTTGATTATGCAAGTAATGTACATATAAGAGAATTTACAACAACCATTAACTATCAATTACGAAAAGGTGGAGAGTACACCAAAGAGAATCAATTAAACAGATTAACAATGATAGCAGAAGTTGTCAAAAGACTTTTATTCGATAATAGAAACTATGAAAGTGGTAATATCACAAACTGGTATGGTGGTCAAGTATCAAGTGTAGAATATACACGAGATGAAGAAGATGAAACTATATCCAATGTAATCATCACTTTCCAATGTAACACAAATGAGGTGATTTCATGAAGTACAAACATATAAAAGGACTTCAACTACAAAAACCATCAAATCTTAAAACTGACAATAAAAAGATTAGAGATTTATTAAGTGGCAAAGAAGTTGAGTTAGAAAAAGAAAACTTGGAAGAATTTGAATCTTTAGGTGTTCAAGTTCAACCAGTACAAAAAGAACAACCTAAGAAAAAAGTAAAAAAAGAGGAGAAATAACACATGGCAGTTAGTGGAAAAGTCTATTCTAAAAGTGATTTTAGTATAGGTATTAAAAACAAAAATGCAACTGCGTTTGAAACAGCAGCAGCTAATGATACTGCATACGAGTTACTTCCTGTAATTAATGTATCTGCACCAGTCCTCAATCTTGTTGAAAGTGGTGAGATACGAAGCAACAACGCAGGAATGATTGAACTTGATACAGATCAATTTAGAACAACAAAAGGTGGGTTTATCACAATGGACTTTGAAGTTCCAGCAGAACGAGATATGATTGTTCGTATGTTGGCTAATGTTCTTCAAGACCATGGAGAAAGTGGTTCAGATCCATATACTCACACGATTCAAGCAACTTCAGGTGCAGCTTTATCAAGACCTGATTTTACAGGCAGTTCAAGTTCAGGGATACCAAGTCTATTTGACATTGGTTTATATTATCCTGAATCTGCACAAGATAAACTGATCACAAGTGCTGTATTACAAAGTCTTACAATGAACTTTGATATGACTGATGGTAGATGTTTACTAAGTGGAACATTTTATTCAGGTATGACAAGTTCAAGTAAGTTCTTAGTAGAACAAACTTTAAGTGCTAATTCAGCAGCACCAACTCTAATGAGTACATCACCAACACAAATAGAATCTTATTTTGATACTAAGAAACTTGATGTTGATGGAACTTCATTAGCAGATATGGTGATTACTGGAGTATCATTTACATTTGAAAACAATGTAGCAAGAGTTGGTAGAGATTCTAATGGTGACGCAGAAAGCTATGCTTTTGGTATCCCATCAGTAAACATTACTGGAGAGATTTCATTAATGTATGATGCAAACTTTGACTTTGCAAGTGGTGGTAATGTATTACAAGACTTTTTAAGTGGTAATACTGCAACACTAAAACTTCAGCAAGGCGATGGTACAGTAAATACAGCAGGTGAAATGAACATAGAATGTGAGATATATTCAACAGCAGTAAATCTTGACCCTAATGCAGACACAGGTGCAGTAATTACAATTCCATTTAAAGTAGTACAACCTACTTCAAGTGGTGCAGCATCAGGTACAGCATTTAAGTTTGAGTATGCAGATTCAACCCAAGCAAGTGGTTGGTAAGGAGTAACAAATGAAGGTTAAAATGTTCGATAAAGAATGGGAAATAAAAAATCCTACTTATCAAGAAAAACGAGAACTACAAAAATTAAGAATGATGGCTTTAGATTCTACTGGTAAAGTAGATACCGAAAAGTTTTATGATTGTCTTGAATTTGTAGAAAAGATAAGTGGCTTATCAGAAAGCGATTATGTTGCCAAAGATAAGCCCTTAACAATGGGTGAAATTGATGCCTTGCTTTCAAAATGTCTAACTGAATATTTAGATGTTTCAAAAAAAGGTTAATGGCTTTGTCGTCGTATGTGTGGTTTAGCCACTATGGTTATCCACACTTCGACAAACAGTTTCCTTATAAAAGGCAAAGTCCAATCACTAACAAAGTAAAGACATATAAGGATCAAGAAGATGTATTATTGGAAATTGATAGAGTGTTTGACAAGTTTCAAGATTCTAAATTTTCTATGGGTAGAAACCTATATTTTATATTACCTCTTTTTTGCAATCCAAAATGTCTTTATGAGGATTGGATAGGGGAAACCATTAAAGAATATAAGATGAGTAAAAATCTTAATATTCCAATAGCAAGAAGTTTAAATGAAGCAGATTCATTTATTGTAGATAATTTTTTAATTATAGATAACGAACTAAACTCTATAAAAGAGTATGAGGTAGAAAAGAATGGCAGATAAAAAAATAAGATTATTAGTTCAAGCCGAAGTTAAAAAGGCTGTTCAAGCACTTAACAAAATAGAAAAAGAACAAAAAGATATAAAGAAGCAAAACGATACACTTAAAACAAGCTTTGCTGCTATAGGTGGTGTAATTGCAAGTGCATTTAGTGTTCAAGTAATAACACAATTTCTTAATAGTAGTGTACGACTTGCTTCTCAAACACTATCACTTGAAAGAAGTTTTAGAAATCTTGGACAATCAGTTGGGTTCAATGAAAATACTTTAAGCAAGTTTAGAGAAGCTACAGATGGTACTGTTTCTGATATTGATTTAATGATTCAAGCAAATAATGCTTTATTACTTGGTATTGTTGAAAATGATGATCAATTCGCAGATTTAATTGATTCGGCACAAAGACTTGCTAAAGCAGTAGGGCAAGATGCTTTATTTGGTATTGAGAGTTTAACAACTGGTATTGGTCGTCAATCCAAACTTATGTTAGACAATCTTGGTATTGTGTTGGATACTAATTTAGCTTATCAAAAGTTTGCAGAAGCAAATGGTAAAGCAGTAAAAGATTTAGATGAAAATGAAAGAAAACAAGCATTTGTTCAAGCAGCACTTGAATCAACAAGACAAAAAGTAGCACAACTTGGAGATGAACAATTAGATGTTATTGACGCAACAAACCAATTATCAGTTTCTTTTGAGAATTTACAAGTATCAGTAGGTAAACAACTGCAAGATGAAATTGAAACACTATTTCCTATTCTTAAAGATTTATTAAATATTGCAAATACTAAAATAGAAAAAGATGGATTTTTTGGATCTTTACTTGGTGGATTAGGAGATTTAGGAGTAGGAATAAATACAATTATAGATGTTGCTGAAAATGCAGCACAAAAACAAAAAGAATTAGATAACGAAGTTGCCGAAAACAATAAAAGAAGAAATCAAGAAATAATAGATAGTTTTTTAAATAGAGATAGTTTGATTAGAAATGCTGCATTAGAACATAATATCGCTATGGAAGAATTAGATAATAATGCTTTTCAAGCAAGGCAAACTAATCTTGAAAATGATTTTTTTATACAAGATGCAAACTTTAAAGGTATAAAAGAAAATGTTAAAGAATTAAGAAGATTAGAAGCAGAAGCACATAGAGATAAAATTGAACAAAATCTACAAGCTGCAATCCTACAAGGACAAACATCTAAAGATGCAGCACTATCAGTAATTAAAGCAGAAGTAGCAGAAGCACAAGCAGGATTAATTTCAAGTATTATGAAAGCATTACCATTTCCTATAAATCTTGCAGTAGCAGCAGGAGCAGGTGGAATGATTGGTAAAGTAACTGACCAACTATTTTCATCTTTTGCAACTGGTGGTAGTTTTGTGACCAAAGGTAGAACAACCTTACCTGTTGGAAATGGAGTAGTAGTAGGAGATAATGCAAGTGGTATGGAACGAATTGATGTAACCCCATTACCAAGTCCTACAAGTAGTGGAAACAACATCACAATAAACATATCTGCACCATTAGTAGATGAAACAGTAGTAGATCACATTATACCAGCTATAAGGAGAGCAGAAAAATTAAACTTATGAGCAATGTAACAAAATCAACTGCTTTTGCATACATACCAAAGAAACTATTTGGAATGAAAAAGAAAAGCATAAAACAAAAACTAAAACGAATACCAAAACTTAAATTAAGGAGATATTAAAGTGGAACTTGGCAAAGGAACTAAATTTACATTCAGTATTGAAACACTTATCAGTATTGCTGTAACTATATTTATGGTAGTTGGGTTATGGTTTAATTTACAAGCTGACATAGAGGAAGCTAAACAATTACCTGAACCACCAATTAGTAGAACAGAATATGATCTAAAAGACCAAATGATAAGAAACTCTATTCTAAATACTGAAGAAAAAGTAGAAAAATTAGAAGATAAAGTAGATGACATTAAAGAAGATACACGAAGTATTAATGAAACTTTATTAAACATGAATAATAAATGAGGTTAGAAGATGAACAAATTGTACAAATTACTATGTGGATTGTTTGGATTGGTATTATCATTATCGCAATTACAATCGCAAACAACTAATCTTGATACCTTTCAAGATATTCAGTTAATGAAGAATGAATTTTGTGCTGTAATTGAAATAAATGCTTCTTGGAATTGGGCAAATAGGATACCATTAGAAAGAATAGATAAATGTTATACTGGATATGTTGATTTATCTAATAAGCAAATCGGTGCAGTCATTCAAAAAGAATGGGACATCAAAGTAGTACCTACTATTATCATATTTGAATATGGTGTAGAGGTAAAACGATTTGAAGCAGACCTTTCTATGAAATTTAGAGAAGATGAAATCCTAAATAACATAAGAAGGGAGATTGGTCAATAATGCCTAAGAAAAAAAGAAGTTTTAGAAAAGTAAAGAAAAGCAAGGCAGGAGTACCTTTAAAATATCTTTCAGGTTCTAAAAACAGAAAGAAATCAGAAAAAGAAATAAAGAGAACTGCTAAATTATATAAGGCAGGTAAATTAACTCCTGCTATGTTTGATGCAATAAGTAAGAGGAGAGCAGCAAGTGGCAAGAAAAAGAAAAAAAGGTAGAATCGGTGGAATGTCATCTGTTATTAAGAAGTATGCAAATAGAGGTTTTTCTGCTACTACTTTAAGAAAAGTTTATAAAAGAGGTTTAGGTGCTTATTATTCAAGTGGATCAAGAGCGGGAGTATCTGCCCATCAATGGGCAGCAGGGAGAGTAAGAAGTTTTGTAACAGGTAGAGGTGGTGCAAGAAAAGCTGATGCCGACTTAATAAGAGGGAAAAGAAGAAGAAGATGAGTTTTACAAATACAAACTATCAATCTAAGTTATCACCGACCATGACCGAAAATTGGTTGGTGCAAATATTTAAAAATACAACTTCAAGTGTATCTACAACTGATACTCCTGATTTTAGGTTTAGTTTTTCGGAAACTACATATAATAGTCAAAACTATTATCCTGCGATCCTTAATAAACCAAGTATATCTTATTCACTTGATCTAAAAGGATTTACAACAAAGACTGGATCGGTAACTTTAAATCTTGCTAATATAAACTTAGATGGCACAACTTTATTAGAACTATTAGGAAACGATACTATTAATGGACAAGTTAATATTTTATCTCAAATTGATAATGATAATACTGCTGCTAATGCTTTACAAATATTTAGTGGTAGAGTTAGTAGCTTTGCTTACAGAAACAACACCATAGTATTAAGTCTTGTATCTAATAGACCATTTCAGAATGTATCTATACCACAAGGCAAGACAAGTAATTCAGATAATCCTCAATACAACAATAAGATACAACCTTTAGTATTTGGGGATTATACTGCTAATACCAACTTTGTCAATGGTCAAGATGTCTATGCTTGTCCTTTCTTAAAAAATGATGGTGCTAACTTTATGTACATTATCCCTGAAGGAACAAGTGGTTCTGATAAATTAGAGTTTTATGATAAAGGTATGAAACGATTTGTAGAACTTGTAAACACAGATACAACCATTGCAACAGTAGATAGTGTAAAAGTATTAAAAGTACCAACATTGATGACAAGACAATTTAAGATGTTGCCTGATGATGTAACTGCAACCATAGTTGGAAGTGGTGTAAGTTTAACTGCTGGTAGTTTAGATAATGCTTACAATGGAAATACAGGTAATAGTGCTACTTATGCAAACACAGTAGGGTTTAGTAGTGAATCAAAAGGTGTAGTATTTAAATTACAAATGCCACAAGTAACTGGTAAAATTACTGCGATTACATTAGGGTTATCAGGGACATATAGTCAAACAATTACTGGAAGTCCAAGTGGTACTGATGGAGCATTTTTTAACTTATCAACTGAACTTCAAAGCAATTTTGGTAAAGCAAATTCAACCGATATAGAATTAGTTGGAACTTCATCAAGTGGAGATAAAGTTGATAGAACAAATGTTGCTTTACCAACTTCTACTAATATTGCAAGTATCTTAACTAATAATGCTTTACCTGATGAACTATATTTAAGTTTTAGATTTAATGCAGAAGGTGATGATATTAGTTATAGTGATTTTAATATTATTCTAAGTAATGTCTTTGTGACAATAACTGCAACAAATGACTTAGTAAATGAGCCGATTGCATCACAAGAATTTAATGCAGGAATTGAAAAAGTATATTTAGGTAGAGATGTATTAACTGAAGGATTTACTGCATATTCTTCTGTTGCAACTTTAACTGATCTTGATAACCCTGTAGCAATCCATAGACAATTATTACATAGTATCATTAATGTAGCAGATTCGGATAGTGATGCTAAAATAGAAAATTCAGGATATAAGTCAGTAGCAGAACTAAGAGATTCTACTTTGACCAGTCCAACATCAACCCATTGGAAAACAAGATTAGCTTTACATGAACAAGAAGAATTAGAAAGTATTATGGAACAATTACAATATGAAGGGTGTTTCTTTTTTGAGTTTAGTCCACAAGCACAACAGACTTCAATATCAGGTGTAAATGAATTACGATACTTTACCATAGCAGATAGTGTAACTGCAAATGTAGATTTATCTCAAAATGATATAAGTGGATATGAACTTGGTATAACACCAGTTTCTGATCTTGAAACAAACATTGTAGTAAACTACAAAAAACACCCAGCTGAAAATCAATATCTTAAACAAGATACTTTTACATCTTCTACAAGTGGATCGGTACACAGCACTATATTTGATAATGCTTCACATCAAAAACAGGAAATCAATTTAGACTTTTTGATAGATGCAGTAGATGATGTAGTAGGTTCAAGAAACTCCAGTTGGATTAATTTTAGAAAAAGTTTGTTTGGTGAATATAAAACTACTGTGAATGCAACTTTAGTTAATCCTGAAAAGTATGCGATGTTGCAAGTAGGTGATTTTATAGACTTTGGTGAGATTACATTTTCAGAACTTGGAACACCATTTGATGAAATATCAGATACCTTTGATAGCTTTATTGCTATGCCTACAAGATTATTTAAAGATGCTTGGAGTGGCAAAAAATTCATCATTACAAATTTAAAAAGACAAGTTGGTAAAATTTCAATACAAACAAGGGAAGTATAATGGCAAGTTATTTTATATATGATAGTATTAATATGTACAGAAGTGATAACACAGTAAGTGAAGGACAAATGACAGATAGTGGAACTCCTACTTTTTCTGCATCAGATACTTTGACTACACATGAAAGAGCAAACGACCAAAATATCGGAACTACTATTTCAGGAGTAGCAGATAGAGATGCAATAGAATATGCAGTTGGTAGTAGTGTAACAGCAGATGCTGCAGCAGTTTATTTTACTGGAGATGATGGGGTATCAAGTGGTACTATTATGACTTTCTTTGTAGATACTGATAGAGCAAGTTTACCAAGCAAAGGTACAATATCAGCAGTAAGTGGTGCTGGGTGGGCAGTAGCAGATTTAACAGAAACTACTGGAACAAAATTCTTTACTGAATTTAATGGATCAGTAACCAATGTATCAGAAATCCTAATTGGTAAAAAATTAGCTTTTGAAGTAGAACCTGATGTCAATGTTCAATCATCTATTGATTATGAAAACTCAATCCAAAGAAGTTTAGGTGGAGTTGAGTATGCTTTAAATGTCAATCAAGGACAAGAAGTAATTACTATTAGCTTTCAAAACATTTCAAGCACATTTAAAACAAATCTAATTACTATGCAAGATTTTTTAAAAGGTGAAGCAACTAAATTTTTATACAATGATGGAAGTTCTTTCCATTGGGTAAGATTGGATAAACCAATGACATTTACTGAAATAGCAGATGGAAGATTTAGCACACAAATCGTTTTAAGGCAACAAATCCAATAAATACAAAACTTTTATACTGAAAGGTATATAATCACCCCATAAACAAAAAACCCCCTTATTTTAGGGGGTTCTTTGTAACTAAGAGGTAGTACAATTATATGTTTCTTACTTTGTTTTCATATTTTTTGTATATTTCTCTAATTTCTAATCTTGCATTTTCATCAATTTTTATTTCTCCTACAAGATTATAACCCATTCTTTTGTCCCAATATCCTTTTAGAAAATCTATGATATATTCAGGGTGCAAGTAAAGTGTTCCATCTTTTGTATCATAAAAACAAGATGGATTAACACCATAATTAGATAAGTCGTACATTTTCTTACTTAAAAACAAACATCCAAGTTTAACTACTGCCATATTTTCTGCAGAGTATAATTCATGAATTATATCGTTTGTCATTTTTATTCTATTTTTTTCAAATTGTTCCATTGTAATCTCCTTTTGTTTAACTAACATACCTTATATTACTACAATAAATAATAAAGTGCAAGTCTTTTTTAAAAAAAAGTTAAGGGTTATATAAAGGGTTATAATTATATAAACAAATTGTGTATAACTATGTGGATAACAAGTC